AAATAGTGTTGGGTTTATCGTACGTTCAAAATAATATTGAGTTGGTCTTCCGCTGGTTGTTTTAACTGCATAATTTAAATAAGTTGATCTGCTAATAGAAGTTGCACTAAAATCATTATTACTGCTATCTCTAATAACTACATCAGTAATATCAACTATTTGTTGAGAATCATTAGCACCTGATCCAAACAAACTTGTTCCTGTTAAACTAGTTGTAGTAGCAGCAATAGTTTTTTCCTGTAGTTGAATAGTCCAAAGATTTAATCCTCTGTTTGCCCATTCAGCCAACATAAGATTAAGAGAACGCCTTGCAGTTTGCAAATCGTATCCACTACGAACTTGCAAACCACATCGTTCATATGCCTCCTCTGCTATCTCATCAATAGATAAATCAAAGCTAGCTGTAGATGCATACGTTGGCATTATCTTTTACCTTTTTTCTTTACTGATTTTTTCTTAGCAGATTTTTTCTTAGTTCTAGATCCACCTTTCATAGTAGGTTTCATCTTAGTACCCATTCCGCCCATCATTTTGGTTTCCATGCCTCCACGCATCTTGGTTTTCATACCACCACGCATTTTAGTTTTCATACCACTAGCAGATTTTTTCTTTGTGCGCATTCCGCCCATTGCAGATTTTTTCTTCATAGAGATCTCCTTATTTTATTATAAGTTTTATATCGCGATTTAACCACCTCATTGTAGTATTCTTTTGGCCACCCATCATAATAGCCAGCCTTGTGTAATTTATCAGAAGCTTCCTGTAATTGCGAGAACTTTTGTATGAGCATCATAGAATACTCCAACTCTCCATCATATGACTCATCGGGTCCAGGATCTACCAAAAAAGCATGTTCTTCTAAAGTTGGTGTGCCTCTAGGGTGAAAACCCATAAAATATATATCTTTACGATTATACCAAAAATTATAAGAGTCTATAATTCCCTGAAAATCGTCTATGGTATAACTAAAATATGGATCACAAAAAATTAATATTTCGTGTTTATTTAAATTTAATTTTTGTAAATGGCTATTAAGCTCTGTCTTATACCATTTATTTTTTTGTTTTATTTTAATTAAAACTTTTTTTTCTGCCCAAGTTTTTTTTGCAAAAGGACAAGCAGGCATGCCATTTAAATGTTGATTGGGAACTTCTAGATTTAATCTAGACCATTTACGAACATCATCTTTTATTTGCTTTTCTGATGGCATCTTTTCCTTTTTTAAATATGGCAGCAACTTTTGATTTGCCCATTACTTTAGCGCGTTGCTCACCGACGGTTAATATTTGAATTTTTCTAGCAAAAGGTTTCTTAACTTTCTTAACTTTTGCCACTGTCTTTCGAGCATCAGTAGGAGTAGCAAACTTGATAGATACAGTATCGCGTGGATTCTCATCCGTGTAAAGTCTCCTGCCACTACCTTTTGGTTTTTTCCCCGTGCCAACTTTAGGATCTCGTCTTTTAGAAGACACCTCTAAACCCAAATCCTTTTACTGCTGCACCAGCTCTTCTTGTATCCATACCATTCATTGCAAATGTTTTAACGTTAGTAGGTTTGCCTCCAACTCCTTGAGGTTTACTTCTTTTGCGTTTGACTGCTGATCTTATTTGACTTTTACTCATTTTGGCTGCTTTAGCTGCAGGAACACACTTTGGATACTTTCTTTTTCTATCTGCTTTAAGTTTTGACCTACCACACTTGGCAAAGCCTCCACCTTTTTTCTTTGATCCGATGTCAACCCAATTTTGATCAAACCATTTTTTTAAACCTGATTTGGCCATTAACTTAACTTTGTCTGTTTTCTACTCTTATCTCTTACAGCTCCACATCCAGCAGCTATGATTGTTTTTATACCTTCTTTAGCCATAACTTTTCTTGCATTCGATACTAGCTTACGTTGTTGTGAAGTTCTGTTGCCATCAGCGTTAGGCTTTGGTCCTTTAAAATCTTTTCTTTTAACACCGCTTGGATCTTTGATTTTACCTGCGCATATTTTAGATGCATAAGCATTTGCATATGCTGATGGGTATACTTTAAATTTTCTTTTTGCTGCGGCTTTACCTCTTGGACATAATTTAGTCATTATCTTTTCCTCGCAGTCTGTGCAGCTCTTTTAAAATTAGCTGCAGTAGGGGCACCTTTAGCGCCCTTTTTTCTCATTTTGCCACCACGTTTTCTTTTAGCATGAATGTTAGCATATAAACCTTTTCTCATCCTTGACCTCTATATTTAACGTACTGACGTCTTTTATTTTTGTTCTTTGGCCTTGTGCGTGAAGAACGCCCTATACTAGTTCTTTTTTTGACAGGTGTAAAGTATTCGTTAGATGGTGGTTTAGCCATTTCTACATCTGTGATAAAGGGTTTTCTAATGCAAGTTTTATTTGTTTATCTATCTTTTCTTCTAGCTCAGTCATGGCTTGCTCCAACTTATCCGTCAATCGTGCCATGTCATCCTGAATGTCCTTCGTGGTTTGTCTTAACTCCTGGTTGGTTTCTCTCGAATCTTCTTTAACTAATTGCTCTACATCATTTACTATTTTTTCTACTCGTCTCACATCTTGTCTAAGGTCGTTTTTCAGTTCATTGGCAACATCACTCACTAATCTGATTTCCGACATGATCATTTCCATTTCTTGCATAATCATGTTTACTTCCGTTTGTATTAGATCTGTTTTGCTATTTAATTCTTCTTTTGTTAAATCTATTCTTTTATCGAATCCTGAAAGATCTGGCGCAACATACTCTTGGATCTGTTCTTTCATGGTTAAATAGTCTTTGTAAAATTCAAAACCGCCCCACAATCCACCACCAAGTGTCGTTAGTGCTGTTATAATTACAAAGATCTTCCCGCCTTTGAACTTCAAACCCGCAAACTCAACCTCTGCCATTGCTATTCCGAACCCGTCTGCCATTGTTGCATAATCATTTCATCCATCTTAACATTACTGCCACCAAACAAAAACCACTGTGCTGTGTTGTTATTTTGTAGTTCTGCATCTGGTATCATATAATCCGTAAAAAAATCTAATCTATCCTCTAATTGTTTTTGTGATTCAAAAAATGTTTTAGTGTCACCTAACACTTGCATCACGATTAATGTTTTTAACTGATTTGTTGAATCATATCTACCCTTATCACCCATCTTCTTAACTATTTTCTTTGCGGCTTTTTCTTTCTTTGATTCAGGTTTTTTCACATCCGTATCGTCTTCACTCTTATCTTCCGCTTCTTCCATATCGCTTGGTTCACTCTCATTCTCCTCAGCCTCTGAAACGCTTTCTTCCGGCTCAGACTCTTCTTCCGCATTAGCTTCAGCTTCATTAGAATCTTCTTCAGTAGACTCATCCACGGATTCTGGCTCAGCTTCAGCTTCGGGTTGAGATTCTGGTTCTGGTTCTGG